GCTCATTCCCTCTCTGTGCATGAGAAGGTACATCTGCTTTGAGGCACCACCACTGAGATGGAAATTTTTAGAACCCGCAACTTCGTCTGATTGGTTACGCTTCTCATATATGAGGGCAAGTACTATGGCAACTAAAATTATGTGACGTAGCATCATCTTAATTATTACACAGGAATTAATTTAGACAAGTCATTCACTTTGTGAACTATATTGAAAAACTCGTCACGCGTCCCAACATCTTGGGGTTTTACAATTTCAAACTCAATTTGATACGAACATTCCTCTTCAGAATCCATATCGGCGTTGTCACCCGATGAAATGGTCATGTCGATACTGAGGTTCTTTCGTACAAACGAGTGTCGAGTCTTCGTGCGAACGCGATCCATCTCATGTTCACCCCAAGTTGGGATCTCACGAGACACACTGAAACGCATATCGAGGGGACTTCCATTGAAATCTTCCTTCAAAACATTAATCTTTTGGATCATACTTCCATTATCACCCGTATCCTTATTGACAGAGAGACGGATATTATTAGCGTCATTATAGTACACATCAAGTTCTGATGTCTCAGTCTTCTCCCAACCGTCATATTTTCGAAGACCTTCTAAGACCCTCTCAAATGTGTCTTTGCCAACATTGGTATCAAAGAAAGATCCATTGTGTTTACCAAGACGCATCTCAACTTCAATGTGTTCTTCCTCTTTGTGTTCCTCAAACACAGGCAGAAGCTTTTCGGTGATAGCTTTGATGTTGTGCATTGTTTCTTTACATTAATGATACGCGCCATTTTCTTAAGTGTTTTTTGTGCAGAAATTGTAATGAGAGGTTTTTTAAACCTCGGAAATACCTGCTACTTTAACGCAGCCATACAATGCCTCCTTCATGTACCAGTCCTTTCAAACTATTTTTTGCAGGTTGGATACGACGGTGACTGTGAGTTCACAAAATTGTACACACAGCTCGTTCAATTTTATTGGATCTCGGAACAAAAGGGTGTTGTCCACCCTGGACCACTCATGAAACAATTCTTTGTACACTTTCCGAGGTTTGAGAATAGAGAACCCCATGACACTCAAGAAGCAATTCTTTGTGTCATAGACATCTTGGAGAGATCGTGTCCAGATATAAAGCGATGGCTCTACGGGAAGAAAGTACAAGAAACCATTTGGCCAGGTGGAAAGACGCAGTCCCAAGAAGATTTCAGTATTCACTTGGTAACTTCACATGGGTCAGATTTGGGTGAGATGCTCAAAAAGAGCGCCGATTGGAATGTGATTGAAAATTTTGAAGACACTGAGGGACGGGTTCACAACGTCGCGACAACCCGAATGGTATTTTCAAAACTTCCACAAGTTCTTATGATTTCATTTGATAGAAAAAGTCACATACATGTTATTGAAAGGATTTTGATAGATGAGCACGAATATGAACTCATTGCGAGTGCTGTTCACATGGGCATCCAACAAGATGGGCACTATGTCAGTTTTGTGAAGCACGATGACAAATGGTATTACATAAATGACGATTTTGTCAATGAAGCTAAACTTCCAGAGACCGCGGGGCATTATGTTCTGGTCTACAATCTAAAAACTCCTTCATCTGAATGTTCTCCTTAATGTTAACAATGGTTCTGTAAAATGTACGCCTATTATTGGGGTGCGTTTTGTCCCGTCTTCTCTTGATTGGTTTCCACCAGAGATCACCAGGTTCCCATGTGATGTACATACATTCAACGATGGCACCCTCTTCAAACCATGGTTCATTCATACGACTAAGGGGAAACTCACTCTCAAAGAACAACTTCCCTTTCTCTTGAACATATAGTTTCCAAACGGGTTCACCCTTCTGGCCAAGGCCCTTAAAACTCTCACCCCTCTTCATGTGGAAATCAACTGTGTTTTTCTCACACGGTTTCCATTTGAACATTGTTTCGTGAGTCCCAATTCTCATTGGTTCATTCACGGGTGTAAAGACGAGACCATCCACTTTCTGTTCAACTGTGGGAAGGTACTGATACATGAAATGGTCAAAGTCTCGCATGGCATGGAATGTTTTCATTTTGAGGCGATACTTGTCAAATTTCATATAAATGATACCCTTCATCATCTTCTCGGCAGCCGCGAGTCTCCCAAAAAGGTTGAGATGTCCCACTGGTTCACCACACACAAGGAGAGCATCATAGACCATGAGTGTATTTTCATAGAGTTCTCCGTCTAATATCGTACCTTCATGGGCTTTCTTGCTGAGTCTCAATTTCACTTCAATCATATCAAATGCGCGATTGACCAACATACACACATTTTTGCCTTCAAATGTTGTAGCGACCAACATATGTCTCTCACCATCAGTCTTTTCGCAGACAACATACTCACCACCCTTGAGCGTCGGGAAGTGTTTATACTCAATAGAGACAGGTTGAGGACCTGGGAAATAATCCTTGCTTCCCCAAACATGATGTATGAATTTCACAACATGTTCATGGAGTGGACTCGACATGTACTTAACAGTAGTTTAAACTTTAATTGGTTTTAACACCCGCGGCGCTTAGGATATTGCTAATACACTCATGTGGGTATGTCATGACCAACTTAGCTGCTGTAAATGCATAAATCTTCACACCCTGCTCCTTGAGCTTTTCAAACATTTTCACGTGAAGACTAAAATTACCCTTTTTATCTTTTGCATTTTTCATGAGATTTTTTGAAAACATAACCCACGATTTGGCACTCGTGTTTGTGACTGTATAAATATCCTTTGATATCTTTCTACCAACATCTGTATCAAAATTAAGACCCATCTGTGAAACAGGTTCTTCGGAACCCTCTCGTACCTTGTGTTTGAAAAGACCCCAGTCGATACCTTCTTTTACCCCTGGGAAAACGAGAACACCCATACCTTCATGATTCGCAAAAATTTGTTTGATAGATTCTTCGTCTACACCAATTCCAAAATCCACAAAGAAGAGGCGATCGCATTTTGTCAAACATTTTTGAATCACTTCTATTTTTTCAAATGGATCATCATTTACATATACAATCTCATTCTGAACATTATTTTCTAGACACTTAATGTTAAGTTTGAGAATTGTATGAAGCGTCTTTACAGAACACGACTTTGAACGAGTTGTAATGACTGTACAAATCTTCATATTACAAATAGTTTGTTTCTAAGCCTTAAGCCTGTCATTGAGACATCCACTAAATGGTAAGTTTCCAACATGACCTAGGGTTGTATTAATGTCCGCGTAAATCTTACCGTCACACTGTTGCCATCGACGACAGAAAGCATAGTCTTCCGAGAGATACCTCTTCGATCCAGGGTCAATCATACAATCAAAACACGCATGGTAGTCATCAAAGTCTCTATTTTGATGGTCATTTTTACACCATAGTTCGGGGAACTTTTCTTCCAACTTTTTGAAAACTTCCCGTTTAATGACCATAAATCCCGTTGGTCCATCGAGAATTGGGATAAATCCGTTTTCAACTGAGATTCGTTGGGCGCCAAAGTTTACGACAAGACTCGAAGAAAGCATGGCCATGTTGCGTTCGTCACCTTCTTTCACAGCTTTTGCAGCCTGTTCCCACATCACAACCTTTTTTGGATAGCACGCAACGCTAAGATCGTGACCAGACCTTACGAGACGCACAACTGATTCTGGGTCAAAATCAATATCCGCATCTATGAACATAAAATATTCACAATCCGTCTTTTGCATGAAGCGCCCAACGGCAACATTTCGGGCTCTATGGACAAGTGATTCATTTTCTGTGGTATCGATGTACAATTGAATTCCTTCCTTAATTAAGAGAAGTTGTAACTTTATAATACTAGACATATACTTCTCTAGGCAAAGTCCTCCATAGCACGGAGTGGACAAAAACAATTTGACCATTCTTTATTACAATAAGCTTTTAGCCTCTAAGTGTTTTTTGATAATATTTTCAATTTTGTTCAATGTTGGTACAGATACAGAGCACTTTTCGCACACTTGTGCCTTTGTCATACCAGGGCTGAGAACTATATAAATAATCGCAGATGCTACACTATTTGGGGTCTTACTCATAAGTTCTACACAATCATCGGTCGCCGAGCACATTTTGTTACATTTGTATCTCTCATCTCGAGACACATCAAAAGAATTGAGAAGTCTTTGCATAACATCGTATGCCTTTGTTACATAATTCTTCTCAGTCACACCCATTATGGTGTCTTTGAAAACTTGTGTTGTTCGACTAACATCCTTGGATTGGATTCCAAACATGTCGGCAATTTCACTCGTTGTCCTCGGGCACTGTGCCAATCTGCATGCATACAACACACAATTAGCCTTGATACCAAGTCTCACTGCACCACGAGTCAACTTTTCGTCATTGAACTTTCTGTACATCATCTTAGCCTCTTTGAGAACTGTGTCTGGGAGGGTATGACACGCCTCGTCAATGTCACGGTACGCGTGAAAAAGCGACCGATCTTTGTGATTCATAGACATGTGAAAATTGATCTTTGCCATCCGCTTATTTTCATAAGTTGATGAGCGCTGGGTTGAAATAATAGTACCCTTACCCCAATTATGGGAAAAGAGCTCTGGATTTGCGTTTGGATTGCCGCACCGAGAAGGATCATTGACCCGCCCATCGTCCGTGATCCCGCTAGTCCATTCCGCGCTATCATCTACGAAGTTGTCCTCTACAAGACCACACTCCGAACAAGTTGGGAGGCCCTCGGGTGAAATGATTTTCACCCCCGAGCACTCGCGACAAAAATTGGTATTCACTGGCTTTTGTTCATTGGGTTTAGGTAATAATTGGTCTAAGTCCGACCATATAGCTGCCAGCATCATGGTATGAATGTGGCCTACTTTTTTTGATTTTTAGAATTACGCAGTGAAACTTAGGTTATCCGCATGCGCTTTCGCCATGGCTTCAATGGCATCAACGGTATCCTTAAAACTGCGCGCCCCTGGAGATCTTGGCTCCCAAGCATTCCATTCTTTGTCTACGACTTTATAGTCAGATGGTGGAATAACCCGTCCGTCAATCTCGTTGTCTGGAACGATAAAGTCATCCATTTCAGAATCAGACTCATCCTCGTCATAGATTTCAGAATCGGAGTCTTCAATATCAATTTCTGCAAGGTACGCGTACATTCCGTTACCAAGGGATTTCATCTCCAGGTCTTCAAATGTAGTTCCAGTTGGATAGTGTTCCATGACACTTTCATATGGGGCGGGGTTCATATCACCGTCTTCAAGTTGATAGACACAGGCGGATTTATATATGAGTTCGGTAGGGTTTAGATAACGCACCCCGAGAACCAGGCCAGTGTTCATTCCCACCACGGCTAAAAAATCATCTTCGACATCATCTTCGTTTACAAGTAGCTTCACTATATCATTTTCGTTTATCTCCGATGGCACAATCATGCTTAGAGTTTTCGAGCAAAAAATTATCAACGATAATACTACAGATGAAAATCACAATTTATTCGAAGGAAGGATGTCAATATTGCGACCACGCCGTCACACTGTGTGAATCGGAAGGGATCGATTATGAGAAGGTTATGATTGAGAAGGAGGAACTCAAGAAGTTGTGTGGCGGTAGACTTGATTCCTACCCTCAAATATTTAGTGATGGACGTCACATCGGAAACTACTTTGAATTTCAAGAATGGGTGGAGGAGGAATACGAACCCCTTTTGGCGCCCACCCTCAACAGATTTACAGTCTTCCCCCTGAAGTATCCACACCTCTGGGAACTTTATAAAAAGGCTCAAATGAGCAATTGGACTGCGGAAGAGGTAGATCTCTCAAAGGACATGGACGATTGGAAGACCCTGAATGACAATGAACAGAAATTCATAAAGTACATCCTGGCATTCTTTGCTGGGTCCGATGGAATTGTTTTTGAGAATATCAATAACAATTTTGCGGATGAGGTGCAGATAAGCGAAGCTCGCTCATTCTACGCATACCAATGCCATAATGAAATGGTACATGGCGAGACATATTCAAAACTCATAGATAAGTACATTAAGGATGGGGCTGAAAAGAAGCAGTTATTTGACGCAATCCAAACTGTGCCATGCATTGAGAAGAAAGCGCAGTGGGCTATGAAATGGTTTGATGCGAAGTCTCGTTCATTTGCTGAGCGCCTATTTGCCTTTGCGTGCGTGGAGGGTATATTCTTTAGTGGCAGTTTCTGTGCTATTTTCTGGCTCAAGAAGCGAGGTCTCATGCCAGGTCTTTGCTTCTCCAATGAGCTCATCTCACGCGACGAAGGTCTCCACCAAGAGTTTGCAGTGGAACTCTTCAAGTTGTTGAGGAACAAGCCAAAGACCGAGACCATTCACGCCATCGTGAAGGAAGCTGTTGAGATTGAGAAAGGGTTTATCCTCGACGCACTTCCATGTAACCTTATTGGTATGAACTCCGAAAAGATGTCCGAGTACATTGAGTATGTGTCGGATAGGTTGTTGAAGCAAATTGGTGTGGCTCCGATCTGGAACTCCAAGAATCCATTTGACTTTATGGAAAATATCTCCCTTGATGGAAAGACTAACTTCTTTGAGAAAAGGGTGGGTGACTATGGGAAGCTTGATGATGACACAGATGAGATTGGCTTCGATGAAGAGTTTTAAAGACTAGACCCCAAAATATCTTAGATGCACGCAATTCTACAATCAGTGGTTGGCGGACCCGGACCTCTCATTGTGGAACACAACGGTCAAACGTTCATTGAAAATTGTATGATGATTACCAATGAACATGTGAAAAATATCAACGAAAAAATCAAAAATTTAAAGTTTTCCAAAATTGAACAAACAACGGATCGATCTTTCGTCCTTACATAGGATTGAGATCCATTGATCCAAGTTCACGACCAGTGTCGGCGAATGGCGCATCCATCATACCTGGCTCCATGACAACATCGACTTGTTTTGGTTGGGGCGCAGCTTTCTTGGCTGCGCAACCCGAGCATCCCGCAGATGGACCCATCTTCTTTATTTGTGGAAGTTCCTTCTTGACATTCATCATACCCCACACAACGAGGATGAACACGAGAGAATGAACAAGGAGACCCATGGTTGATGGGCAACCGTTGGGGGTCGCGATGCGTGGACCGAGGACTCGCCTGACGAGTCGGAAAGTTTCTGGATTCGCGATGATGAAAAAGGTGAGGCCTGAGATGAGGGAAGTCACGAACTTCTCCTGTTGCTTCAAACCATTGCACCCACAGCCACAATCTTTAAAGAGACCCATGATTATCTTTTACTGTACTCACACAAAAAAATTGACTTAAAGTCAAGCCTCCTAATAGATGTATAATACCCACTACACAATGTCGCTTTCTATCCAACGATCCTCTGACTTCTCCCCAGCTTCGGTTGGCTTTTCAAAACTTCGTAAGAACAAGAATGGCGGTAAAACCGTCTACCTCAACGGTGGCGACAACAAAAAACTCTACCTCCAACTCCCCTTCATGCGCTCGCCGTATGGTCTCAGTGCGTTCACTGACGAAGGCACTGGACGCACTACTTATTCTCTTGACCTCAGCTTTGATACTGACAATGCTGAAGCGATGGAACTTCACGACAAGTTGAAGGAACTTGATGAAATCATTGTCAACACGGTCGCCGAAAACTCCAAGGAATGGCTTGGCAAGGAGTTCAATGTTGCGGTTCTCCGTGAAGCTCTCTACAAGCCAATGGTTCGTCCAGGTAAGGAGCCATACCCTTCGACTGTGAAGCTCAAGATTGCCACGAAGCCAGATGGTTCTTTTGTTCCTGAAGCGTACAGTATGCAACGCGAAGCTGTCCCACTCGACAGTGTCGAGAAGGGACAAAAGGTCATGGCCATTGTTGATCTCAGTTCCATTTGGTTCATTGACAACAAGTTTGGTGTCACGATCCGTCTTCAACAAACTCTTCTTGAGCAATCCTCGAAGCTTCCATCCTTCGCTTTCCAGGGTCTCGACCTCCCAGAGGCTGGTGAAGTCGACGAAGACATTGAAATTGACGAGGAAGTAGATGAAGAATAAATACACATTGTAATACACATATCAAAAATCACTCTTGATGAGAATCATAAAAATTCTCATGAAAAGTTAAGAACAAATGCTCTTCCCCCTAAGTGACTTCTCACTAATAAAGTTTTGCGACAAAATGTATCACAGGGTAATTTACAAAGAACTTTTGAAACTCGTAGAAGATGGGGACGCCGATGGTCTTCGTACAAAGGGTAAAGAAATCATTGAATGTGTTGACTACGAAATGCAAAATGAGACTGGTGAGTACCTCATGTACCAAATTGGTGCCCACAAAGATCATACCAAAGGTCGCCTTCTTTTTCAAACTTTCAAACGCACCTGCGACGAAATGTCTCCGTACCATTGGACCGAAATAATGAAAGTTATGGGTCAGTCCCTCATGCGTGGTTCTGTTGAAAGTCAAAATATAAAACTCCTTGAGCACGCAATGTCCCATGTGGATGAAATATATTTGGAGAGGCTACTTCACGATGTTGATGCCCCTGAGGTTTCGGTGTGGTATGATGAAAACTTTACCTAAGTCAGATGTAACAATGTTAAAAGTAAGTCAAAATGGAAGCAGCACAAGCTATCAAGTACGGTAGTGTCGAGGGCCTTCGATATAATGAGCATCAAATCATTTATGAAATTGAATCGAGATGTGAGGATTGTTCAATTGAGCATGAAGATTACATGACATACTGGATTGCGTCACACAAAGACAAGGATGTTGCCACTGAAATGTTTGAGGTTTTCATGAATACATGCTCTAGTGTATTTAATCTCGACGCATCCGAGGAAGTCATGGGCTTGTACGCACATCCAGCGATGATCGCTGCGATTGGTACAGAAAATACGGATATATTGGAATACATTAAGGGATATATCGACAAGAAGACGATACTCGAAGAAATGTATGAACAATATGGCGACGAAATGAACTGGCCAGAGTCTCTAAAAACTTTTCTTAGATTGTAATAAGTATGGTGAAGCTTGCGGATCTCGTCCACATTGCCAATAATGCCAAGACCGATGCTCAGAAGAACGCGGTCGGTGAAGAACTCAAGAAATATTTACGCGGAAAGAAGGCATGCAACCCAAAAGAACTTTTTTCGAATAAGAGTCTTAAGATTGAGAAGGGAAAGAACCTCCGAAAGCTTGGAGAGGGTCAGTATGGTGCAGTTTTCTACGGCTGTCTCGATGATTTGTGCAGAACACAAATTGCTGTCAAAGTCACGAGTGAACCTTCTGCACGAATGGAATATCGCATCGCGGAGAAATTGAAAGGCATGGGTGTACCTCGTATGTACCACTTTAAATCATGTAATAACGAAGACGTTCTTTATTTTGAATATATTGAAGGCGAAGCACTTTCG